TGGCCGGAGTGAAGCTCACCACCAACTTCCACGGCGAAGCCGCACCCAACAGCCCGGCACACCGCGCGGCCATCCTCCTGATGGAGCATATGAACACGCTCGGGGCACCGCAGGAAGACCAGGAACCCTTCAAGCTGGAAGCGCCAAAGCTGCGCCTTGTCGGGGTCAACTGACCATGCCAGCCAAGAAGACAGCGGCAAAGAAGGTTGCAAAGCCTGCGCCCAAACGCAAGACAGGCCGGCCAACGTCTTACAAACCTGAGTACGACGACATGGCCTACAAGTTCTGCCTGCTGGGCGCGACTGACGCCAAATTGGCCGTTTTGCTGTCTGTGAACGAGGACACGATCCACGAATGGAAGAAGGTGCACCCCAGTTTTTCCGAGTCCATCACACGCGGGAAAGAGGTTGCAGACGCTGAAATCGCCGCTTCGCTGTTCCATCGGGCCAAGGGCTACAGCCATCCAGAGGACGACATTCGGACCGCTGGGGCTGAGATTGTCATCACTCCGACCATCAAGCATTACCCGCCAGACACCCAGGCGGCTAGCTTGTGGCTGAGAAACCGACAGCCAGCCTTGTGGCGCGACAAGATCGACCACGAGCACAGCGGGAAGAACGGCGGGAAGATTGAGCACGACGTAACGATGACGCCAAGCGAAGCCTACCGGGCCATTTTGGGCGGCTGAAAAATGTTGAAAAGTTCTGGGGTTTACACAATTACGGTTCCTGATGGCCGTAGGTACGTAGGTTCTGCCGCACGTGGTTTTGGTGCCAGGTGGCGCATTCATCGCCACCATTTGCGGCGCGGCACGCATCACAACCCGGCGCTTCAAGCGATTGCCAACAAGCATGGAGTTGATGCCATGACTTTCCGCCCGCTGATTGTGTGCAGCCCAGATTCAGCGGTGTTTTACGAGCAAATTGCAATGGACGCTCTTTGTCCGGAGTTAAACGCAACGCCAATGGCTGGAAGTACGTTTGGCTACCGGCATAGCGAAGAAACAAAAGCCAAATTCCACTTAAGGCGCAAGGCTGAAGTTACTGAAAAAGGAAAAGAGGCGCGGCGGATTGGTGTTAAATCTTGGCGAATGTCCGATGAGCACAAAGCGGCGATTCAAGCTGCACGCGGGCGTCCAGTCCGGTGCGTTGAAAAGGATATGCGTTTTCCATCGGCAAACGCAGCGGCGATCTGGCTGCGCACTACAGGCGTCGCGCCAAAAGCAAAAAGCACAAACGTAGCATTGGCGGCTGATGGGCGACTTATTTCCGCTTACCGTCTTCATTGGGAGCGGTTGTAATTGGTCGAGGTTGAGTGGGATTGGAAAAATCCGGATTATGACGGGGAGTTTGTCGAACGCAAATCGGCTGTAGAGAGGATGCGCTCGCTGCCTGGAGGCGCTGAAGCATTAAAAAAATACTACAAAGACAATCCAGTCGCGTTTATTGACGATTTCGGCATGACGTTTGATCCCCGTAATGCTGAAGTCGGCTTGCCAACGGTGATTCCATTTGTTTTGTTTCCTAAGCAAAGGGAATTTATCGACTGGGTTGTCGCCAGGTGGCGCGCCCGGGAAGATGGGCTGGTCGAAAAGAGCCGGGACATGGGCGTGTCGTGGCTTTGCGTGGCTGTCGGCGTCTGGATGTGGCTGTTCCACCCGGGCGTGGTGGTGGGCTTCGGCAGCCGCAAAGAGGAATACGTGGACAAGATTGGCGACCCCAAATCGCTGTTCTGGAAGATCCGGCAGTTCATCAGCCTGCTGCCCATTGAGTTCCGGCCGGAAGACTGGAACGAGCGCACCGATGCGCCGCACATGCGGATACTGAACCGAGAAAACGGGTCCAGCATCGTGGGCGAGGCCGGCGACAACATTGGGCGAGGCAACAGAACATCGATCTACTTCAAGGACGAGTCGGCGTTTTACGAGCATGCAGAAGCGATTGACGCAGCCCTGAGCCAGACCTCGAACTGCAAGATTGACGTGAGCACGCCCAACGGGCCGGGCAATCCGTTCTACCGCAAGCGGCACAGCGGCAAGATCCCCGTGTTCGTGTTCGACTGGAAGGAAGACCCGAGGAAAGACAAGGCCTGGTATCAGCGCCAATGCGAAACGCTGGACCCGGTGATCGTGGCCCAGGAAATCGACCGAAACTACGAAGGCTCCATCAGCAACGCCTTCAACCCGGGCGAAATCGTGCTTGCCGCGCAGATGCGGGGCCCGGCCGATGTCAAGCCGCAAGGCGGGCTGCGTGTTGGCGTTGACGTAGCCAGGTTCGGGGATGACAAGACCTGCATCAGCTTCAGGCGTGGCCGGGTGCTGTTGCGGCAGGTCATCGCGGCAAAGCTCGATGTCACCCAAGTGGCGGCACGGACAAAGGCAGAAATCAGCGCCTACAACGAGGCGCCCGAGCAGATCGCGGTGGACACCATCGGCATCGGCGCCGGAGTCGCGGACATTCTGCGCGGCTACTACCCCGACAGGGTGGACAAGACCACGGGGCGGAAGCAACCGATTGTGGTTGACGTGAACAGCTCGCTTCGCATGGGCAACGGCCAGGACTACAACTTGCGGGCCTTCATGTGGCGCGAAATGCGGGAATGGCTGAAAGCAGCCTCCATCCCGAATGATCCGGAATTGAAGACCGACCTGACATCGCTGCAGTACAGCTACCGGGCCGGCGAACTGCTGATTGAGAGCAAGGAAGACGCTAAGAAGCGAGGCGTGAAGTCACCAGACCGGGCTGACAGCTTGGCCCTGACGTTTGCCTACCCAGGCGCACCACCGCCAGCGCCAGTCAAGATTTTGACGCCCAACTATTCGACCGTACCCGGCATGGGCGTACTCGGATAGCCCACCACACACAAAGCAGAGGACCACGAAATGGCCACAGTCACCCCCACCAATGACGGCAACATCGCAGGAGACGGCAGCGTTGCCATGTTCACCTGGACGCCGCTGACCACGCACGACGCCGACGGCAGCGCAGTCGAATTGATCCCATGGGCCGACCGGTGCGTCCAAGTCACCGGCACCTTCGGCGCTGGCGGAACTGTCGTCATCGAGGGCAGCAACGACAACAGCAATTGGGCAACCCTGTACCACGCCCAAGGATCGGCGGCCAGCTTCACAGCGGCAGGCATTCGCCAGATTGTGGAGACGCCGCGCTACGTGCGCCCCCTAGTCACGGCCGGCGACGGCACCACCAGCCTGACGGTTTCCATGACCCTGCGTCGTGCCAACCCGATGCGTACCTGAGAAGGACCAGACCATGAACAAGATCACTGCCGCCGATTCCATTCGCCGGCTGGCCACCCAATACCAAGACATGATGGCTGCGGCCGACCTGTTGGAAGAAATCGGCAGCCTGGAGCAAGCATCCAAGGAAGCCAAGGCCGCCACGCACGACGCCAATGTGGACCGCGCCAGTGCGCTGGCCGAGTTGGCAGAAGCACGGGAAGCAGTCGCCAAGGCCCAGGCTGACGCGACGGACATCCTGCAGCAGGCCAAGTTTGAAGCCGACATCAAGGCGACGGACATCAAGATCGCCGCCGAGCAGGAGGCCGCGACCATCCGGGCCAACGCAGAGCGCGAAGCCGCGGCACTGCTGGCGCCGGCTCAATCCCGCCTGGACAAGCTGGCCGGCCAAGCCAGAGACGTGGAAAACGCAACGGCAGCCGCGCAGAGCGAATTGGGAGCCCTCCGAGCCCGAATCGCTCTGGCCACCGAAGAGGCGGACGCCGCAGAAAAGCGCCTGGCAGAGATGCGCGCGGCAATCTCCAAGCTGGTGGAGGCCTGACATGCCCAAAAGCACGACGACCTCCAACAACCTGCTTGGGTTGTTCTACAACGCCACGGCCATCGCCAATATTGCGGACAACGCTGCGGCGAGCCCGATCACGACCGTGAGTGTGGCCCTGGCCACGGCCAGCTACAGCGCGAGCTCGACCATGAGCAGCAACGAGACGGCCTACACCAACTATGCCCGCCAGACCGTGGCCCGCACGACAAGCGGATGGGCTGCGCCTTCGGCTGGTGCAACGTCCAACGTGGCCAGCATTGAGTTCCCGCAGTGCGGTGTGACTGGTGCCACGATCACGTCGGCGTGTACCGGCAAGGGCGCAGGGGCGTCTGACATCTTCCACTACGGCGACCTGAACGCCAGCATTGCGGTGTCCAACCAGATCCAGCCGCGGTTTGCCGCTGGCGCTGTGACTATCACCGAAACCTGATGCGCCTGGCCGACAAATTCCCGCCGCTGTACGAATGCAGCGTGTGCGGGAAGCCCGTGCGCGTCACACCGCAGGGCGAAGGTCTGGAGCCTGTCAAGGAGTTCTCGTGTGAGCACACCACGGCCACGATCTGGGCAAACCGCAAAGTCACGCTGAGAGGCAAAGGGGCACTGGAAACCATGCCACCAATCCAGCGCGCGGGGATCAAGGTCACGCTGACCATCCGCCAACTGCTGTCGCACCTGACCGGCCGGAGCGTCTGACATGGCTATCAAGCGGTACACATGCACGGCCTGCGGGCTTGTGACCCGGGTGGAAGAAGGCCAAGACCACAAGGCTTGCCAGTGCGAAGCGCCGTTTGATGTCGTGAACGACGAAGAAGAACCCATGCTGTCACGGGGCACCAATGGCGCTGACCAGCAAGGAGATTGAAGCCGCCTACCGCGAAGGACGCCGGTTGTTCCGAAGCTGGAGCAAGGCTCCGACGCAGACCACGGCATCGGGGATCTGGTTTGACCTGAGCATGAGCCCAGGCAATCCGTTCGCGCAGTATTACTTCGCAACCCCGTTGACGGCGACGGCCTTGAAGCGCAGCACAGACGGCGGACTGGATCACGGGCCGGACGTGGGCAGCAGCTACCAGAAGTTCCTGACCCGGTTTGAGATCCAGACGGTGACAGCCACGGCCGCGCCACTGACCATCGAGGTTATGGATTACCTGGCCTTCTACCCGGGCGTAGCCATGGATGTCGGCGTGCAGACGCTGACGACCGGCATCACGATCCCCAGGCAAACCAACGGCCGGGGCGTGCAGATGATGGTGATTGAGCAAAACCCCTACATCGGGGGCGCTCAGTTCCAAGTGACGTACCGGAATCAGGACGGGGTATCGGGCAAGACGACGCCGGTTGTGACGTGCAACACGCAGATCGCGGCTGGCACGGTGGCGACATCGGCGACGGCGACGGCCGGCGCAACCGGGCGGTTCTTGCCGCTGGCCCACGGGGATTCCGGGGTGCAGTACCCAGAAAGCATCGAGTTCTTTACGGCAGACGTGGGGCTGCTGGCCATCGTGCTGGTGTCACCCATCGCAGAGTTCACGATTTTCGAGACGACGCAACCCAACTACTACGACCTGTGGCAAGACTTTGCAAAGCTGCCACGCATTCAGGACGACGCCTACCTGAACATGATCGCGCTACCGGTGGGAACACTGGCCGGCGCCAACATCAGCGGCAACCTGACAACCATTTGGAGCCCAACGTAATGGCTGGATTCACGTCGAACGACAACATGATCAGCAACGTGAGCGCATCGGGGAAGCAGTATTCCGCGCCGTTCACCAAGCAGTTCAACCCCACGGCTGCGGCTGTGGCCAATGAGTGGCACACGTTTTTCCGTGGAGGCGGCCAGCCCCAGGCGGATGCCATTTTTGACGTGGGCACCAACCTGCAGTTCCAGTCGGTCTATGACGTGACCACCAGCGCAGGGTGCATTCAGCACGGCGGCAACATCGGCGCGACGGGGGCGGACTTCAAGACCCTGATGTCGGCCTATGCCGTGACCGCGGCAGCCACAACGGTTCCGTTCACGGTGCAGATCATCGACGTTCTGGCCTTCATCCGGGTCACGACGGTGACGACAACCACCGCCCAATCCGTAGTGGCGTCCAACACGTTCACGGCCTCCAGCAGCTCGGGCCTGCTGTTGACCTACACCAACGACTGGAGCAACTACCAAAAGGTGCAGTTCACCACGACCGGCACGCTGCCCACGGACTTGTCTCTGGCCACCGACTATTGGCTGGTGCGCCAGTCTGCAACTACGGCCAAGGTGGCGACGACCTACGCGAATGCGTTGGCGGGCACGGTGGTTTCTTTCACAGACGCCGGGACGGGAACGCACACGCTGACTTGCAGGCTGCCCAGGTATTCGGACGGTGCTGGTGTTCAGGCGATGTTCTTCAACCCCGCCGCGACTGCGCTGGGAGCGGGAACCCCGGCCCTGACGCTGGACTACACCAACAGCGCGGGCACGGCCAGCCGGGCAACGCCGACGAGTCCAAGCGCGCCGATTGGCAAGACTGCGGCATCCAACAGCCACATCCTGTATTCCGGTGCAACGGGCGCCGGGAAGTTTGGGCCATCTATCCCGCTGGCAGCCTCGGACGCCGGCATCCGGTCGATCCAGACCATCCGAAACAGCACGTCCTACGTGTCGGGCTCCTACACCGTGGCGCTGTACGTTCCTTTGGGCGAGATTCCGCTGCAGGTTTTGGGGCAGCCGACGTTTATGGACTACACGCAGGCCATGTACCCCAGCTTCCCCCGGGTGTACGACGGTGCGGCTCTGTACCTGATTGGCAAGTCTGGCGTGGCCACTCCTGCCAACTCGGCCATTGACGGCCGGCTGAACTTCGGATGGTCCTGATGGGACTGCTGGGCAATAACTCGCGGCTGAACTTTGGCGCGGGGCGACCCTTTGGTAGCGCGGCATCAGTAACCCCAGGCGGGCGCCGCAACATGGGAGAGTGGAGATTCTGGGCTGCTCAGAGCGGGGCCAGCACGGTTCTGGCAACCGAGGCAAAGCCAACCGGGTATTACTCGCCGGCCACGTACTACCAACCGATCACGGCGGGCGGGATGTCAATGCAGATGGCAGGGTCTGCCAGTTTGGCGGCCGATCTGTTCCCGGCCAAGCAGATGACCGTGGACCTGACGGGATCAGGTGACTTGACGGGCACGGCCGGCCTGGTGGTTTCCATGCTGGCGGCTCTGGCCGGCGAAGGGACATTGACGGCGACGATTCAAGGGCGTCGGGCTATGACGGTGGACCTGACCGGGACCGGTGGGTTTGCTGGCGGCATGCAGGCAGTTGCAAGCCTGGTGGCCGGACTGACGGGCTCCGGGGATCTGGATGCTGTCATCCGGGCCTACGGTGACATGACCGTGGACATCGTGGTGACAGGCTCAGGCTTGACCACGGCCAACGTCGGCCCGGCAGTCTGGGCGGCACTGGCCAGCCAGAACAACGACCCCGGGACCATGGGCGAGAAGCTGAACGACGCCGGCAGCGCATCGAACCCGTGGACCGAAGTGATCGAGTCCGGCTACACGGCGGCAGAAATTCTCCGGCTGCTGGCAGCAGTGGCCCAAGGCAACGCAACCGGTCTGGAAGACGGTTCCCCTGTGTTCAAGGGGATTGACGGCACCACAGACCGGGTAACGGCAACGTATGCAGACGGCACGCGCGTGATCGTCTCCCGAGACGCAAGCTGATGTACGGCGACTGGAACGGCAACACCGCTGGAAAGTGGTGGGGCGCCCGGCTGGGCGAAGGCTTGATGAACATCCTGTTATGGATGCGACGACGCGGCAGAAGGTAATCGATGAAACGACCCACAAAACCACAGCCGCAGCAAGACCCGAACGAGCGCATGGAGCGCCTGGCACGGATCAGCACGTTCTTCACGACCGAGCGGGACGAGGCTGTCAGCGCGCGGCGAGACACCGGCATTGAGAAGGTCTGGCAGCAGTGCGAGGAAGCCTACCTCGGGATTGACGATGCCAACCGCAGCGAGTTCACCGGGGCAAACTGGGCCAAGCCCACGGCATTGTCCGGGCCTGTCACCACGGGGTATTCCCGGTTCAACGATGGCCGGAGCACCGTTTTCATCCGCCTGACCAGCCGCTACGTCGATGCCGGCGCCGCCAAGCTGCAGGAGATCCTGCTACCCATTGACGGCAAGCCTTTCACGTTCACCGCGTCTCCAATCGCTGAAGGCGTGGCTGAGTTCCTGGACGACGCCCGCAATGTGATGTTGGACAACGGCCAGCCGGCCACCCGGGAACTAAAGCCCGAGGAAGTCGTGCAACAGCCGGGCATGCCGGCCCAGCCGACCGAGGTTCCTCTAAAGGTCAAAGACCTGGCGCAGGAAAAGCAGGGGTTGGCCGACAAGAAAGCCAAGAAGGCCGAAAAGCGCATCTACGACTGGATGGTGGAAAGCCAGTACCCGGCCGAAATGCGCAAGGTCATCTTTGACATGGCCCGGATTGGCACTGGCGTCATCAAGGGGCCAATCCCCCAGGTGCGCCGCAAGAAGGCCGTCAAGAAAGACAAGGCCGGCGAAACCACGCTGCTGATCCTGGACAAGACGGTGCCGGGCTACGAGTGGCGCGACCCGTGGAACATCTACCCGGACGCAAGCTGCGGCGAGAACATCCAGCATGGCAGCTATCTCTATGAGAAGGACTTTCTCAGCGACAAGCAGCTTCGCAACTTCATGCGCGACCCGACCTATCTCAAGGAGCAGGTCAAGAAGGTGCTGGACGAAGGCCCGAGCAAGACCCAAGAAGGCGGCACGCTGAAACTGAACCCGGAGAACAAGAAAGGCCGCTACACCGTCTGGTATCGCTACGGCCAGATGACCCGGGAGCAGATGGAGGAAATCTACTGCTGCAAGCCCGGCGAAAAGTTCCCCGAGGGCGAGACGTTCCACGCCATCATGACGATGGTGAACGACACCGTGATCAAGGCGGTGTTCAGCCCGTTGGACAGCGGTGAACTGCCTTACCACGCTTGCCCATGGCAGCGCCGCGCCGGGCACTGGGCCGGTGTTGGAGTCGCGGAGCAGATCTTTGCCCCGCAGCGCATCGTCAACGCATCAACCCGGGCACTGCTGAACAACGCCGGCAAGAGCGCCGGCAGCCAGATCGTGGTGAAGCAGGGCGTGATTGTCCCCGCCGATGGCGAGTGGATTGTGTTTCCCGACAAGGTTTGGTATGCCCTGGAATCGGCGGCACTGGAAGACATCCGGCAGGCTTTCCAGACGTTCGTGATTCCCAACGTCACGCCGGCCATGTTGAGCATCATCGAGTTCGGCTACCGCACGGCAGAGGAATCGACCAGCATTCCCCTGATCACCCAAGGCCAGACCGGGCCGACGACGCCGGACACCTTTGGGGCTGCCCAGCTTCAGAACAACAACGCCAACCAGTTGCTGCGCTCGGTGGGGTATGCGGTGGACGACTACATCACTGACCCCGTGGTGCGCCAGAGTTACGAGCTGCTGTTGCTGGACCCGGACATCCCGGATGACGAGAAGGGCGATTTCGACATTGACGCCCATGGTTCCGCTGCATTGGTGGAGCGCGCCATTCAGGACCAGACCATTGCCCAGATGGGCCCGATGGTGCTGAACCCGGCATACGGCGTGGACCCGCAGAAGTGGCTGCAGGAGTGGCTGAAGTCCAAGCGGCTGAACCCCAAGGATTTCCAGTACACCCAGGCCGAAATCGAGAAGATGCGCAGCACGCCGCCGCCGCCCCCCCCACAGTTGGCCGCCGCGCAGATCCGCGCACAGACGGACGTGCAGATTGCCCAGATGCGGGAGCAGGGCGCCATGGCACGGGACGCCACCGACACCGACCGGGACCGCGCCTACGTGCAAGCCGAGACGCAGCGCACCGAGCGGGAACACGAAGCCCGCATGGCAGAACTGAACGCCAAGCTGCAACTGGCCCAGCTGGACTACGCCAGCAAACGCGAACTCACGCTGGAAGAAGTCAAGGCCAAGCTGGCAGACACCACGATCAAGGCCAACCTGCAGCGCGAACTGGCCAGCATGAACGAAGCAGGCCAAGCCTTGAAGCCACCGACTGAACCACCTGGACGCGCGGCACCTGGCAGGGCCTACGAGCAATGAACGAACGATTCACCCTCGACAGGGTTGACCGTGTGTCCTCGACATGGACCGCCCTGAAGAAGCACCTTGAACAACGATTGGAAGTCCTCAGAGCCCAGAACGACGGAGACCTGACCCCCGAAAAGACCGCCAAGCTGCGCGGCCAGATCGCAGAGGTCAAGCGCATTCTGGGCTTGGACAAGGATCTTCCCAACATCGAAACCTGAATCCGCCGCCTGCCGCAAGGCACACGGCATTTTGCTGCACCCCACGCGCAAGCGCCGGGTGTGATGTGACGACGCCGCAGAAATGCGGCTTTTTTAATGGATGACTGCATGGACGAGGAAAACCAGACGGGACAAGTGGAAACCACGCAAGTGGATGACCAAAGCGAGGCGGCAGGTTTCGCATCGCTGTTCAACGACGAGCCCACGGAAACGCCGGCCGGCAACGAGCAGACGCAAACCCCTGAACCCGCCGAGGCAGCGCAGGAACCTGCACCGCCGCCCAAACTTGCACAGATCACCGAAGAACAGTACGCCGACCTACTTGCTCGCGCAGCCGCAGTTGATGAACTGAAGGCCGAGCTGGGAAAGAAGGTGGACACGGCATTCGGGAAGATTGGCGAGGTCAACCGTCTGATTGCCAGCCTCCAACAGAGCACGCCAGCCGGCGAAGCCATCAGCCTGAACGACGACGACTTGGCGGAACTCAGCAGTGAGTTTCCCGAAATCGCCGCCATGACGGCCAAGGGTCTGAACCGCGTCTTGTCGCGCCTGAAGGGGACGGGTGCCCCGGACATTGAAGGTGTGGTCCAGCAAAGACTTGCCACCGTCATGGAATCGCTGCCCACCCGGGTAGAGGCCATGGTGTCGGAAAAGCTGCTGGCCAAGGAACACGGCGACTGGCGCGCAATTGTGGGCAAGCCAGACGAAAAGACGGAATACCGCGCGTGGCTCTCCACGCAACCCGCGGAGTACCAGCAGACCGTCAGCGAAACCTATGACTCTGTGGTGATCGGTGAATCACTCACCCGGTTCAAAGCAGAGCAGGCCAAGGCCCAGGCCGCGGCCGAAGAAGCGCGCAAGAAAGCCGAAGCAGCCAACCAACGAAAGAGCCGATTTGAAGCGGCAGCCACGCCGCGCGGAATGCCCGGCAACACCCCCTTGGAAAGCGACGAAACCGCAGGGTTCCGATCCGCCTTTTCATCGGGGTGAATCAACCAACCCCCAGCAAATAGGCCGCCGTGAGCGGCTTTTTTTGCGTCTGAAAAAAGGAACAGGCCATGTCTGTCAATAGCTACCTCAACACTCCGTGGCGAATCGGGAAGTTCAAAGGGAACATCCTGAAGCGCGCCATCCCCAGCGAAGTCCTGCAGCGCGAGGGCCGTCAGGTCCAGATGCCGAAGAACAACAGCAACACCTACGTTGCCCGCCGCTTCTTGCCCTACGGCGCGACCGCGACCGATGCGAACACCATCAACCGTTTTTTCCAGAACGGCACTGGCGACCGCACGCTGTCCATGATCGCAGCCAATACAGCCAGCGAAGGTGTGACCACCACGCCGGATTCCATCACGCCGCAAGACACGACGGTGGTGATCCAGCAGTTCAACTGCCTGTACGGCTTCACCGACCAGACTTATGACCTGGGCGAAGACGACATTGCCAAGGAATGCGCGAGCATCGTTGGCGAGCGTGTGACGCTGATCAACGAGCAGATCGTGTACGGCGCCCTGAACGCCTGCACCAACGTGTACTACGGCGGCACCGGCACCAGCCGCGCCACGGTGAACGGCGGTGTGACGCTGAACTTCCTGCGCAAGATTGCCCAGAACCTGGCCGCCAACCACGGCATGATGGTCAACACGACCCTGAACGCCTCGGGCGACTTCGGTACTTCGGCTGTCAGCGCCGGTTATGTGGTGTACGCCCATACCGACCTGGAACCGGACATCCGCGACCTGCCGAACTTCATCCCCGTGGAGAAGTACGCCAGCCGCAAGCCCATCAGCGACTACGAAATCGGCGCGTGCGAACGCTTCCGCTTCGTGCTGTCCCCGGATCTGCCGTCTGTGCAGGACGCCGGGGCCGCGATTGCCGCGACGGGACTGTACTCGACCAGCGGGACCAACATCGACGTGTACCGCATGGTTGTCCTGGCCAAAGAAGCCTTCAGCCAGATCGCAGTGCGCGGCGAGTCGTCCACCGACCCAACCATGCTCATGCCCGGCCAGAAGGACAAGAGCGACCCGCAAGGCCAGCGCGGCTACGCGGGTGCCAAGTGGTACAAGGCCGTGATGCTGGAAAACCAAGGCTGGATGGCATCGGCAAACGTGGGCCGCAAGGCGCTGTGATGACCAGGCTGGGGAGTGATCCCCGGCCAACTCACAAGGAAAACACATGCTGAACACCATCACCCAATGGGTCAACTCGCTGACCAACGGTTCTGACAAGCTGGCTTTGCTGCCAGTCTTCAAGGCCATTGGTGATCGCTACTCGTCCAACACGTTCACCTCTGCCGGCCTTGTCATCAAGGCTGGTGGGAGTGCCATCGTGAAGGCGGGTTCTGCGTTTTACGCCATTGCCAACGGCACCCTGTTGACCAAAACGGCCAACACCGACATGGCGGCGCTTTCGGGCACCGTCACCAATGCCAAGTTCAATGTCTTCTGCTTCTACGTGGATTCGGCGGGAACGCTGACCTCCGCCATGGGCACCGAAGGCGCGACCTTGGCTGCTGTGGTCATGCCTCCGCTCCCGGAGAAGAAAGCCTGCATTGGCTTCGTGATCATCAACCCGACTGGCACTGGCAACTTCGTCGGCGGCACCACGCCGCTGGATGACGCCACTGTCGCACCGGGCGCTCTGTATGTGAACACCATCGGGCCGTTTGACCCGACCGTTCTGGTTTAACCCTCAAGAAAAGGAGTCACCAACATGGACTACCTCCAACAAATCCCCGTCACCATGGCTACCACGATTGGCGGCCTCGCGGTGGGCACCACGACCACCTTGACCCTGGCCAATGATGTGCAGTACAGCATCAAAGGCAAGGGCTACAAGAAGTCTGCAGTGTCGAACACGGCAACCCCCACCACCGACGCTGCGACCGGTCTGGCATTCAATGCCATCGCCGTGAACAAGGCCGGCGTGTTTGCAATCTGCCTGGATTCGTCTGGCGCTCTGAAAGTCGTCCAAGGCGGGTACAGCGTGGCCTACAGCGATGCCGGCGAGTTCACCAACGGCCCCCCGCAACTGCCTGTTGTGCCTGACAACCTCTGCCCCATCGGCTACGAGTTGGTCAAGGTCATCAGCACCGGCAGCGCGTGGACGTTCGGCACCAGCAACCAGGCAAGCCAGACCGGCATCACCAAGGTTCTGGTGGACTGCTTCACGCTGCCGGATCGCCCGCAGACGTCGTGATTTCCGAGGGTGAAAGCCCTCATTCCCTGAAGGCCCGGCTAACCCCCGGGCCTTTTTCATTTCAACCGGAGAACCCATGACCGAAGTCGAAAACCCCCCTGTACGCCGTCGCCGCGTCGCTCCCGTGACCATCACCAAATCGGTGGACTACACCGACGACCAGCTTGCCCAGCGCGACCCCACGCCGCACAGCCTGGAAGAAGCGCCCGACTTCAGCGACACCATTCAGGCGGTGGACCCCAAGCACATCGAAAAGGAATACCTCGAACGCTTGAAGATGGACAACGACCCGGTGACGATTGTGATCGCCAAGGGCAATGAGCAGAAGCCGGCCCTGACTGTTCCCGTGTGGGTGCAGGGCATTGGCGCCGAAGTGCTCAAGGATGGCAAGTGGGTGCAACTGGGCTGGCTGCCCGTTGACATTGCCGTGACCACCAAGCGCAAATTCGTCGAGGCTCTGGCGCGCGCCAAGCCCGTGAACGTGGACAACGAAATCATTGGCGGCATGAACGCTTTTGGCCCCATGCCGCAGAACCAGATCACGCATACCGCGCGCGCCCTCAACCAATTCAGCGTGCTTGAAGACCGCAACCCCAAGGGTGGCGAGTGGCTTCGCCGCCTGGCCGCAGAGCGTTGACATGACCTTCCTTGAGCTTGTCCAGCGGCTGGCCACGGAATGCGGTGTGCCGGTGAGCAACATCACCACCACCGTCAACCAGACCGGCGAGGCCGGGCGCCTTGTCAACTGGACCAACGCGGCATGGCTGGCCATCCAGAACAAGCACAAGGACTGGGATTGGATGCGCCGGTCTACGTCTTGGACCACGATCAACCAGCAGCCGACCTACACCACGGCGGAGTGTGGAATCACGGCCGGCACGTTTGGAGCCTGGGAGCGCAACACCTTCCGGTGCTACGACACGTCGGCTGGAGTCGGGAGTGAACAGTACCTGCGCTACATCAGCTACGACGAGTGGCGCGACCGGTACAAGTTCGGCGCCATCCAGTTGACCTACACCCGCCCGATGGAAATGTCGATCACCCCGGACAAGGGGATTGCACTGGGGCCGTTCCCGATCTCTGGCTACACGATCCGCGGCGACTACTTCTTGGCGCCGTCCAATATGTCGGGTGACAGCGATGAACCCGCGCTGCCCGAGTATTGGCAACTGGCCATCGTCTGGCGGGCCATGATGTTCTACGGGGCGTTTGAGTCAGCCCCCGAGGTCTTTTCCATGGGCCAGCGCGAGTTTGCTGCTGCCATGACCCAGATCGAATCCGACCGCCTGCGCGAAGTCGTGTTTGCGGGGCCGCTGGCATGAAGCAGGAATTCGTCAAAGTCTTCTACGAGACGATGGCGCTCAAGGGTGGGCTGGACCAGATCACGCCCACGCTGTCCCTGCCTCCTGGTGTGCTGCGCGACGCCTTGAACTTTGAATGCCTGGAAAACGGCGGCTACGGGCGGATCGGCGGGTATGAGCGGTACAGCGGCCAGCCGGCGCCATCGGATGCCGTCTATGCGCTGCTGTACGTCTCCAGCTTCACCAACACGCCATCGGTAGGCCAGACCATCACCAACGCCGGGGCCACGGCTACCGGGTACATCATTGCGGTGGGAAACAACTACATCGCCTACACCAAGGCAACCGGGTCCTTTTCCATTGGCGACACGTTGAAAGTGGGCGCGACCGTCATTGGAACCCTGATCACGCCACAAGGCGCGATGTCGTCGGCCGTCAACGCCCAGTACGTAAACCTGGCTGCCAATGTGTACCGCGCGGACATTGCCAAACCGGTGGGCAGCGGGCCGATCCGTGGGGTCTTTGTTCTGGACGACCTGACGTACTGCCTGCGGGACAACGCTGGCGCCACAGCCATGAACCTCTGGGAACAGAGCAGCGCCGGCTGGGTGCAGGTTCCCTTCTTCAAGAAGGTGTCTTTCACCGTTGGAGCGGTGGCAGTGCCGGCAGACGGCGCCACGCTGACCCAAGGCGGGGTGACTGCCACTGTCAAGCGAGTCGTCAAGCAGTCCGGCGCCTGGACAGGCACGGCGGCCGGGATCTTGGTCATCACCAACGTGGCAGGCGGCAACTTTGCGGCCGGCGCTGCAACGCTGACCGGTGGCGCAACTGTGAACCTGAGCGGCGCTGAGTCGGACATCACGCTCCTGGACGGGGGCCGGTGCGAAATCACTCAGGCGAACTTCTTTGGCCAAGCCTCTGGAATCCGGGTGTACTGCGCCGATGGCGTCAACCCCATGTGGGAGTTTGACGGCGAGACGCTGGTTCCGATCTACACAGGGCTTCCAACTGATGCTCCGCTTCACATCGCGGCTTTCAAGAACCATCTTTGGTACAGCTACCAGTCGTCGGCGTTTTGCTCGGGTATCGCTGACCCGTACAACCACACGTCTATCGGTGGCGCTGCGGAAATTCCATGCGGTGACAACGTGACCGGGCTGCTGGTTCAGCCTGGCACACAAGACGCTGGCGCCATGACGATCTTTTGTCGCAACTCCACCAACATGGTGTACGGCAACAGCTCGGCAGACTGGAACCGGGTCAACTACAACATTGGCACCGGATCGCTGGACTACAGCCAGCAGAACCTGGCGCAGACATTCCTGTGTGACGACCGCGGGGTATTCGGCCTGTCCACGTCACTGGCCTTTGGCAACTTCCAGCAGGCCAGCCTGACCAACTTGCTTCGCCCTTTCTTTGTGGAGCACCGAACCCGGGTGTCGGCTTCCATGCTGGCGCGCGACAAGAGCCAGTACCGGCTGTTCTTCATCGACAACTACGGCATTTACATGACCGTGGTGAACGGCCAGCTCATGGGTTCGGTGCCGGTGTACTTCCCCATGAACATCACTTGCACATGGGAATGCACGCTGGCCAACGGTGAATTGGTCAAGTTCGTCGGCGGCAGTGACGGCCATGTGTACCAGTTTGACGTGGGTACATCGTTTGACGGCGAGGCCATCAATGCCTACATGACGCTGAACTGGGCTTCGATGCGCAACAGCCGCATGCTCAAGCGATTCCGCAGGGCATCCATTGAGCTGTCCGGCCCCAGCTATGCCACGGTGGACTTTGGCTATTCGCTGGCCTATGCCAACCCGTTGACCCTGCAGCCCAACAGCCAGACCTATGCGGCACCCTTTGTTACCACGCAATGGGACGCCTTCACATGGGACAACTTTGTCTGGGACGGCCGGACCCTGCTTCCGACCGAATGCGAAATGGTGGGCACGGCTGAAAACGTGCAGATCACCGTGCGCAGCAACTCCACCGATTACGCGCCGTTTGCGGTGAACAGCGTGATCGTTCACTACACCCCACGTCGAGGATTGCGATGAACGACTACTACAACCCCTCTGGCTGGCCGGCGACAAGTTCGTCAGGCGCATCGGCCAACGCGCGAAGTGAACTTGCAGAAATTGCAGCGGGCTTTGACCGTCTTCCAGGCCTGACTGGCAACGCCAACAAGATCATTGGCGTCAACAGTTCGGCAGATGGGCTTGAGGCCAAGAGCGTTACGTTTGCCGCCGCGTTTTCTACGGTCGGCAATTACGCGGTCACGCTGACATTTACTGGGGTTACTGGCGTGACGTTTCCGACATCGGGAACGCTGGCCACCCGGGCGGGCGTCGAGACGCTGACCAACAAGACGATCAACGGACCAGACAACACGTTGACGAACATCGCCAATGCCAGCTTGGCAAACAGCAGCATGACGTTTGGCGCCACGGCGGTTTCCCTAGGCGGGACACTGGCGGCCATCAACGGCATGCCTGTTGGCAACAGCAGCGCCAGCACTGGCGTATTCACCACCACCACACAGCGGGCCAGCATGAACGTGGCCACGCTGTCCGTCGATACCACCATCCCGGCGTCCTACAACGCCTCCATGGTTGGACCCGTCACCGTTGGATCTGGCGTCACCCTGACCGTCGAATCTGGCGCAACCCTTGTCTTTCTCTGAGGTAACACCATGAGCACCGTAAAAGCCAACACCATTGAGCCCGCATCTGGCGGGACCGTCACCATCACCGGTGCGGCTCTGACCACTCCCGCATTAGGCACGGCTGCCAGCGGCACGCTGACCAATTGCACAGGCTTGCCAGCGAGTACCGGATTGAGTGGCACCACGCTTGCAAGTAGCGTGGTGAATGCCAGTTTGAACGCCATTACGCCAACTGGCGGAACTCTTGCGATAACTGGATCCACCGTACTCACCGGCAACGTTGGAATTGGCACAGCCCCGTCGCCGTTTATTGGCGCCGTCAGGCTGGTGGTGGGTAGTGCTGCAACCCCCGCCGCGTCGGGGGCCGTCACCGTGTACAGCGGCAACGCCTCGTACGGCGGTGTGTATTTTGCAGACGGGCTGGAGGGCGACCAGCTCACCCGCGGCGCCATTGAGTACGCGCACGACGTTGACGAGCTGACCCTGTATACGGGAGCGACGGCGCGCTGGGACGTCAACGCATCGGGCCACCTTCTGCCAGTGACCGACAACACCTACAACCACGGCAGCGGCTCCTATGCCATTAAGCAAATCTACAGCAACAACAGCGTCATCGTCACGTCGGACGCACGCCTCAAGACCGCGCGCGCCTACACCGCCAAAGAGCGCGCCGTCGCCAGGCGCTGCCGTGATCTCGGCATCGTTTACCAGTGGAATGACTCCATTTCCAAAAAGGGCGCCGACAAAGCCCGGCTACATTTCGGCACCACAGTGCAGTCGGTCATTGCCGCATTTACAGCCGAGGGCCTGGACCCCATGCGCTATGGCGTAGTTTGCTACGACGAATGGGGGGCGGAAGTCATCAAGCACCCGGCCGTGGAGGCGCGCGAGGCCACGCTCGCCGTGCCCGAGGTGTGGGAAGAAGTGGAGGTTGACGTCACCATCCGCATCAATGGCGAGGACCGACCGGCCAAGCGCACAGTGCTGCAACTGGTGCAGACTGCAGTGCCCGCCCAGCCCGCCGTGCAGGCCCGCGAGGCATGGACCGAGACCGTGCGCGAAGCGGGCAACCGCTACAGCCTGCGGCTGGATCAGCTGGCGTTTTTCATCGCCACGGCTGGCGCCGGGGCTTGAGCCCATGCTCTGCCTTCCGCACATCCTAGCGCTGGCCCTGCACAGTCAGGGCGGGTTCAACACCGCGGTGCCCGGCCTGGGCGCCCTGTGCCGCCATGGCGCGGATGACGC